ATAGGGGGATGAAAAACAAATCATCTCAAAATGAGCTGGTATTACATATCTATCCCTCTATTATAGGAAAATCAAGGTTTTTAGTTTTTATGAATAAACTATGAATTTTACGGCTTTGCGCCCTCGAAAGTTTCGGGATGTAAAAATCATTTTTTGATGTGAATAAAATGCTCATCTCAAAATTGCTAACCGTAACATCTCAAAATTGCTAAACGGAATTATTATAAAAAACAAAAGGCTATACAAATCAAGCCTAAATAAATAGACTTAAAATGTATAGCCTTAATCAATCAATCTTAAACGCTTATTTCGAGCGCAATCTTCATTCTATGGGTGTCTTAATCCCCATCCCTGCAATCTAACACTTAATAGTGCTACGACTCCGTACAAGGTCGGTCAATCGTAATCCAAATAATGAGTAATATTCACACGGAAGCCAGGATTACGAATGCAACTACTTCCGCTTAATTGCATTCGCTCATTGATTGCTGAACTATAGGTGAGTGCTTACTCTTTGCACACATCACCATTATATTTAATTGTAGAATTAAAGGCTTATGCCTTCAATCGGTTATATTATACACTAATACGTTATATTTGTCAATAGGTTTTTCAGAATTATTTTTATTTTGTCGCAATAACCAAATTCAAATTTTCCATGGATTTTTAGTTATTGTGCAATTCAGCTAACTTTCTTTTGTTTAAGTTGAAAAGAAACCAATCAAACAGGTCAATTTCTTCTCGTCCTTGAAAATCAATTTTCCCGCTCTCGGTTAGTTTGCCGAAAACTACGGCAATAGTGCCTTGGTGATTTCTTTTGCCGATTTCAAGCATTCTTTCTTTGGCTATGGTAACATCATCATGAGTTTCTATGAGTTGTTCATTGTTGTCGTTTACTCGGATGATATGATATCTTCTACCATCATCTATCATTTTCTTTTTTGCAGCCATTTAATCCTCCAATTTAGTAAAAAATACAGACCCTTAATCGAGTCTGTATATTATAATTATTTATTTTCTTCTTCATCCGGCTGAAATTCAATCAAGTCGCCGGGTTGACAGTTGAGATAGATGCAGAGCTTATTGAGCGTATCAGTCGTAACGACTTCATTTTTTCGCAACTTTGCAATGGTAGCCGGAGATAGTATTTCCCTTAAGTCTTTTTGTTTTTTTCCGCATCTATTTAATCTGTCATAAAGTTTATAGTAGACAATCATTGTGTTATAATACCTCCATGATTCTTATGAAGATATTATAACACATTTGTTTTTAGATGTCAAGGCGTACTTTTAGTATGCTTTAGTGAATTGTTGTCAGAACAGAGATGTAACCTTAATATTCTGTCTATGCTCCACTGCGTATTCCTCATTATAAGCTACAAGGTCAAATGTCTTACCTAACATCTGCGAACCATTAACAGCCAATTCAATGGTATTATCGCCATTGTCGGTGATTGTAATTCGCTTCAAATAAGAATCATAGTTGTTTGTAACCGAGATGTTTTCAACTTTGAATTTTACCGGGATGGTATCATCTCTCGTGCCGCCTTTAATCGCATAATAGGTTAAAGTTTCCTCAAAGTCATAGCAGATTTCGGGTAAAGATTGAACGTAAATGCTTACATCCTCGCTTACAGGAGCAGAAGCTACTACCACAACACCCGTTGTTGCTACAATATTCTGCTCAATCCAAGTAGCAGAGAATTGAACTTCTCCATCTGATAAATATTCAATATTTCCACTTGCATCAATGGTTGCAACATCAGTATTAGTGGAGTGATACTCAATGGTTGCATCCACAGAAGTATCATTAATTGTTGCTGTCGCCTTTAAAATATCAACATCTCCCGGAGCGACATTGACAGAGGCTAATTCCGTAAGCGTAAGCTGATAATCATATGTCGGTGTGCTATCTGCGATAAGCTCAAGAATGATATGGCAGATTCCATCAATGTAGAATAAGTTATTGATTTGCCACGTTCTGCCCCATTCGTTAAATACATCGTTAATAACAAGTTTTCGGGATTTGTCGCAATCCTCGGTAAGTACTTCGACGTTACCATCAATCATACTTAAATTATTGTCAGCCTGGGCAGTTGCATTGTTAATGTTAATTCCATAGAAAGCTAAATCTAAAACGGAAAGAGAATGAGTATTGATTTTTCCCATCGTCTTGGCAATGGCAGATTTATAATAGATTTCGTTTTCTGCGGTCTCTTTGTTGAGAAGCATATATACGTTTCCATTATATTCAATCAAACTTCCGGCATTAACGGGAGCATCCACAGCATAAAACATAATCATACTATCTCGCTCGTTTAAGTTGTCGTTACTACGCCTGAAGAAACATTTAAAAGTCTGGTCGGCGGTAATCGCTTTAACTTCTTTACCTTCACGGCGCAAAGTCTCATTAAAAACGTTTAATAGCGTATTCATTCGTATCCACCACCTTAATTATCGGTGTAACGATTAAAAAACAGATAAGATGTGATGCTGCTATCACCATTACTATCGGCATAATGAGTTTCACGCTTAACTCGCTCAATCTCATTGCGGACATCCTTTAATCTTACTTGCAAATACTGATATGCAGCCGATGTAGTTGTGAACTCTGTTTCAACCTTACGGAAAATATCAATGTTGTTGGCTAATGTCTGTAAAACAGCATATACAGATTCAAGCAGATTTACATGGTCATTCGCCTTATCATATTCGTCATGTGGGTCAAGGTTGTTTTCGGTGAGGATAACTTCATACGTTCTATCATCCTCGAAATAGTCTTTACCAAGCTCTAATTTGAGTCGGTTAAGGTTGGTAGTTTGAATTGGAATCATAAGTCCTCCTTAAAAATTTTCGGTGTAAAAAAAATGGGTTTCATAGGGGTTTCCGGTGCAAAATGGGGGTAACGTACAAGCCATTTTAAAGCCTTCAGAGCCGTTTTTGTATCGGGTATACATCTCAATACACCCGAAAACAAAACGCAATACAAGCCATTTTTGAGCCTTATACAAGCAAGCAACAAAACACAAATATATCACTTTTGCATTGCTTTGTCATGCCTCATTATGCTTTGTTTTCTATTAAAATTATATAAAAAAAGAAAAGACAAGCTTTTTTGCTTGCCTTTTTCTTGTGTTTGGGTTGATGTTATGCGGAGTATGCAAGAACGCCTTCGCCATCGGTATAGTTAATATCAATTCCAGCATTAAGAATTGAATTGACGAAATCCATCATTTCTTTTCTTTGCGCTTCATATCCGCTTCTTGTTCTTGTTCCCTTGTGGGAGTTCAATCGGAGCAAATTGCCATCTCGGAAAAACTCATTTTTTAAGGCGTTTTCGCCACTTGCAAACATCGCAAAATCAAGTTTATTTGCGCCGTGAGTGATGAATGATGCGGTAAGTTTTCCATCGGTGATTTCTACATGATAGGAATAACCTTTGAATTTTCGACCATTGCATTTGAAAACCTTTGTAGTAACCATGTAATCCTTTTTTGCGTTTGTGTTCTTCATTGTTTTAATCTCCTTATATGTATTTAAGTATGCTTTAATGAACTAATAGTATTATATCACGAACTAATGCGGATGTCAATAGGTTTTTAAAACTATTTGACTATTTCAACACAATTTCCCGAACTCATAAAGATATAAGTTGATTCAAAACTCATATCACGCCCAAATGCTTTGAAATCGAAATAATCTTGTAGATTTTCGGGAATTGCATCCAGGATTCCGCAATCCTCGCAATATTGCCTTGCTACATCTTCCATGGTGGAGCAGTTTGAATATACAAAGCAATCGCCCATCCGCTCTAATGCATCATCCAACGAATAACCCTTGGATAACAACGCCATCAAGATATCAGAATCATATTGATGCATTTCGTTTAATGCTTCCGCTATTTGATTGAGTTTTTCAAGCGAATCATATTCACCAACCTCAACGCCATCAATGTCGGTTTCATAATCGGTAATAAACCATTCCTCATAAAGTTGATTAATTCCGATTCTTTTTTTGACCTCCCCCAATTCATCATCGGTGATTGGTAACTCTACCCATTCACCAATCAAATAACCTTCGGCATACTTGCCCAGATTGGTTAGATAGATTTTTAACATTTGTTTTCCTCCATCCTTTATTATTGAGATTTGAACCATTCCGATATACGCTCTTGAATGGTTTATCTCTCTATGGTTATATTATACACCAATCAGTTATATTTGTCAATAGGTTTTGAAAAAATATTTTTCTTTATAGTTATCTTTTTTTCTATTTGGATATTCATATAACTATATAGTTAAATCGACCTTGACAAAATCGAAAAAATAATGTATAATATATAATGTATAAATCGGAGGTAAAACAATATGAATGATAATGATACCAGAACCAGGATAAAAACAGTTATAACCGCCGAGGGGCAAACATTAAAAAACATAGTGGATGAATTAAACACCAGGCATCCCGACGATACCACAACAGCGCAGAACATAACCAACAAACTCGCCAGGAAAACAATTCGATTTGATGAAGTCGCAGAAATCATGGATATATTAGATTATGATGTTATTTTGCGCAATCGGAAAACAGGAAAAGAATATTGATTTTGAAAGAGTCTTGCAAACGGTGCAAGGCTCTTTTAAATATGTTTCCAGTTTTTCGGGCGATAATCGGTTAAATGTTCCGCTCTTATACGCCGATATTATTTGAAAGTGGAAACATATTTAATAATATGTTGCCTTTTTTTCAGAAAACCTATTGACATCCGCATTAGTTCGTGATATAATACTTATAGTTCACGATAATATACTAAATGTATATAATAATGTAGATGAAAAGAGGTTAAACCATGAAATTATTCAGAGATACCGAAAACGGTTATATCATGAGCGAAAACGAATTGATGCAAGAGTTTGAAGCACTCAAAGCCGAACAGCCCGACGAATATGATTATACCTTTGCCGAATATGTCAAGAATTGCACATCAAAGAATGGTTTTCTTGAAGCCTTTGAAGGTGATGATGAATGCGTATATCGCAAGTTGACCGAATGGGAAAAGGTGAAAACCTTTGAAGCATTCAACAAGCAATGCGAAGCGGATGCAACATTGAGAGACGAAACCGATATATACACCTTTGAGCAATGGGACAATGTGCAAATGAAAGTTGACCATGTATTTGACCGCAACACATATTTAATTATCGGATGAAAGAGAGGAAAAGAAAATGACGGTTTGTATTGAAAGTTATAAAGGAAACGGCAATTATTGCGAAATCGAAATAGCGGAAGGCTATACAAATAATATCTATGTTGTTAGCGTTTGCCCGATTATTGATGATTCTCTTGTGGGATATCCCATCAGAAAAGCAACATACCCGATAACCGAAAAGAAAAAGGCAATGGCAACATATAGAAGATATATCAGAACCTATTGCAAGGAGTGAGGAGGCAGCACATGAATAATTATGTTATTGATTTTCGGGAAGCTCTCATGAGTGCCGGAAAAAGTGAAAACACGGTCAACACCTATGCGGCGAATGCACAATTATTTATTGAATGGCTTGAACAGGTCATGGGCGAAACATTCAACGGAAAAATACTTGAGATGGATGCATCCGAATATTGCCGTTATCTTTCCGACGTAAAAAAGCAATCACTAAATACTATTAAAGCCAAACTAACTGCAGTTCAAAAGTTCTCCGAATACTTATCGGGAAATGGTATAATGCCGAGTATAAAAGTAAAACAGAAAAAAGGCACAACAGAACCAGAAGTAAAAATACTTGAAAAGAATGAAGTATACAAACTTCTTCGTTATGTCCGCAACACCGACAATAAATTAAATATTGCCATCGTGGTTTTACTATTGAATACGGGCATAAGGGAATCAGAGCTTTGCAATCTTGAATTGTCCGACATCGAGATAACAGACCGAAAAGGGCAAATTACCATTAGGAGCGGAAAAGGCAATAAATACCGTGAAATTCCTCTCAATGTAGATGCCCGAAACGCAATAACGGATTACATCGAGAATGCACGTCCAACCGATGCAACCACAGATAAAATATTTATCGGTCAACGTGGAGCATTAACACGAAACGGAATATATAAAATAGTCAGCAAAATGGGGTTGAAATCCATCGGCAAGAATGTATATCCGCATATGCTGCGCCATCAATGCTTTACCGCCATGGCGAAAAACCCGGATGTAGACTTGAAAACAATATCCTCCCTGGCTGGGCATAGTAGCACCGAATTAACGATGAAATTCTATATTAATTCAAGCAAACAAGAAAAGATTGATGCAGTCGAAAATCTTCAGCTTTTCTAACAAGTAACCACAATAAAATCAATAGCAAGTTGGATAGAATCTGACTTGCTATTTTTTTGCCTTGTATGCCGAAAATGGGGATAAAAATTTCACATACAAAAGTTTTCTTATATATCATCGAAATGGGGATAATTTTTAGGCTTCAAATTCTCCCAAAATCGATTGAAAAAGGGGTTAAAATTTAAGAGTCAAACATAACTACAAAACACATGAAAAAGGGGATAAATTTTGCAGATTATTTTTCAAGCTAATTTTCTGAAAATGGGGTTAATAAGAGAAAAAAAACGACAATGTTTATCTCCCTCTCCCATATCCCTCCAAGTTATCAAAACACAAATACCGAAACTTTCGACACATACCATACTATTACATCAAATTCAATATGTCCCGGCAGTTCAGGTGTATTCTCTCTAAATCAATTTGAAAATTAGTGTATACCTTTCTCTAATAAATACTTATTAAGAAAAGGTGTACATAAAATCTATTTGCTTATTGCATTTGAATGATATACAAATGTTATACATAAAGCAATAAGGCAAATAGCAAATTACTTTCTTTGCGAGTGAGTTTATATGATTTAATACATACCCGCAAAGAAAGAATTTGATTATATATTATGATGTTTATTATTTATTATCTTCTGTACCCTCATTTTTTTTCTTCTGTGGTTTCTTTAACATTAGAAGTCGAAATGGGGTTAGAATTTGCATAGATGGATTTTCCTTCTGCTTCAAGTCTCTGCAATTCCTGGGCTGAATCACTGGTATAAGGTGACAACTCCATAATAGTACGCTTTGAAATTGCGCCAAGCTCATATTGAATCTTGAGGTTTTCCATGTTCTGCTTTGTGTCGATTGGCTTGCTAACATTAAATGCGACATCCAAACTGTTGAAATCTTCATCGGAAATGGGGTTAATTCGATGATTCAATTTGCGCATATAAATCCATCTCTGATTAAATCCATCAATAAGAGCATTGATATTCTGCTTACCTTTATTTTCGGTGAGCTGGTAAATCATTGACATCGAGTTTTCAGATACGTTGGCAATATTGCTTTGACCGAGCATAGAACTGGGGATAGCTGCAACAAGGTTGAATTGCTGATAGAGCTGGTCAAGCTCATACTTGATACAGTTATAGTCCATTTCCGCATTCGCATACTCGAAGCTGCCCTCTGTTTCAAGCATCAACACAGCACCGGAAATGTTACTATCTATCACATCTGCCTCGGTTACTTTTGCGCCTTTAACAACTCCAATGGGGTTAAGTGATAAGGTAGTAATAGCATCATCAAGTTTACTTAAAAGGTATTCAATCTTATCCTGAATGGGGATAAGGTCAAGCACCATACTATCACCGAACTGGTCATAATACGATTTTTCCATAGCGGAATAATGAATGGGCAAACCAGTAGGATTTAACTTTGAGCTGATTAATTTACCATTTACATATGTATCTACGTGAGAGGGGAAATAAATAGTGAAATGCTCCTCCTCGGTATCTTTTGCTTTCCAATATTCTACGAAATAACGATAGTTGAGGTTTTCATCGTAAATGGGGTAAGAATCTTGATTTTTGAATACTTTTGAGCGAATTACACCATTATCATCACGGTAAACATACTCAAAAGCATTTCCGTATGTTACGAGGTCATGAAGAATCTGCCAGTCTGTTTTCTGATAAATTCCTTTTCTATACAGTTTATTAATTTCCTCTACTGCCTTTGGTGTTCCGGTAATTGTAACAGGGTTTCCGATTAAGTATGCAACGTGAAAATCAACAACTGTTTTCATGCCTTGAAGAATAATAGCGGCAGGGGTAAATTCTTTTCCCTTGAAATTGTATTTCTTACTCAGTCGCTCCAATACCGTATGTTTGCGCAAGAAATGGTTTTTTATTTGATTTACGTTAGCTTGTCTATATGTATGTTCGCTTGAACCGACTTGTTCTCTGAACCATGACAACTTCGGTTCATTACCGAAAAATCTATTCTTTAAATTAAAATTCATTATATTTTTCTCCTTATAATTTTGAAAATGGGGTTAAAAAAAGACAATATTACTTTCCAATCGGGAAGTAGTATTGTCCTGACTTCAAGCCTTGTAAAGCCATTGCAAACGCCATAACAGTATCATCATGTCCGCTAACAGCTTTCATTGAACCATTAACATATTCAAAGAATTTCATTTCATTTAACAAATCCTTTGAATTAATCAAGCACTGTCTGGTTTCAAACAATTCTTGCATATCCGATATCATCATGGGTTTACTTTTTACTGTTGTTTCCCATCCGTCTTTGCGCTGTTTTCTGCCTTTTTCGTCATAAGATTTATATTTATAAACGTTAATATAGCGATAGTCATGTCTTATTTTATCTACGACTGTATGACCTGCCGATGCTTTTTCTATTACAAGTAAACCACGATTATAAAACAATGCCATCTTATATACCAATTCTGCAAATTCATAAGGCTTTACTTTATTGCTGCGCCATTCGGCACATTGGAATCCATCACTATCAATTACAGAAATAACAGAATAGTCACCGCTTCCACCAAGCCCTTCGCCGGTATCCACTCCAATATAATATTTTTTTCCTCTGCATGGTAATTTCCAGATTGTTAGATTCATGCTATGAGTTTTAATTAAGGGGTCAACGCCATTTTCGGGCAGTTTATACATGGGCATTAAATGCAAATTGTTAATACGCTCTTGAATATGAGTCGCACTAAAAATATTCGACCCTGTTGATACAAACGCTTCAATCGGATTTGACGGAAATTCTTGACAGAATTCTAATTCACTACTATTAGAAATCTTGATTCTTCTCCACATTAATTGCTCAAGTGTCGCACCTTGATTCATTAACGATTTTTCCGTTGAATTAAGTAAATCTTCGGTCAAGTAATCGCCATATATGTTTTTATATCTTTCACTATATTCTCTGTATTCATCAGCAAACATTCTTTTATCTTGTACCCAAGAAAAGAAAAATGGTTTCCACAACAATTTTTCACCTGAAATTGTTTGATTCCATAATTCAGAAAAGCGGTTAAGCCCGTTTGCCGTAGATTCAAGAATCATACATCCTTCAGGAACTAACGCCTGCTCGATAGCGGTCAATTGTTTATCTAAATTCTCATTCATAAATGCCACTTCCGACAAATGAACAAAACGCAATGTTGCGCCACGTGCATTATCTTTAGTACCACAAGTACATACAATGATTCTGCTATTATTCACGAACTTTAATTCTTTTCTGTTATTAGCAACTGTTTCAAGCCTTACACAATCCGGCAAATCGTTATACATTTGCTTTAATTTCTCGAAAATATTATTCACCGAGTCCATCGAATAAGCCATAATCATACAAACAGAATTAGGCTTTGTAATAGCTAAATATAAAGAATAAGCCAAGGCAACGGAGGTAATTCCAAGCTGTCTTGACTTCAAGCAAATATTAAATTTTTCCTTATTCTTCATAATGTATTTTTGTTGTGGATTGAATTTAAAAGGAACAACTTTTCCTCTTTTATCAACGATATTAACGAAGGTTTCAATCCACAAAATGGGGTTGTCTACAATTATTTTTAATTTTTCTTTATTTGTCATTTAATTTTACCTTACAAATTCATATTAAAATTTTCATCATTTTCACTGGATACATCAACACCATTGAGGATGCTTTTCAATTCATCATCATCTCTTGATGTAAAGAATTTCTTTTTGAAGTCCATATATGCCTTTAATGCTTGAACATCTCCGCCTATTGCCAAGTCATAATACTTATTCAAAAGTTCAACATCTCTTTTCCCATCCAGGCGTTTGAGCAAATACTTAATTCCGGCTTGAACATCTTCTTTAAAGAGCATCTTTTCGCACGATTGCAAAGTACGCCCCATGAACTGTTTGTAAGTGTTCGTTAAATCCTCAAACGAATGAATGTTTTCATAGTTGGGTAACAGCTCCGGCGCATACTTCCAAAGAATGAAGTAGGCTTCGCAATCGGTTTTTGTAATTTTCTTCAAAGCAGCAAATATACTTTTTTCTGTGCCATCAGGTGAATACACAGTATCGTTTTTCTTCTTTGTAGCCATTTCATATCTCCTTTCGGCTAATTTTTTATATAATAAAAAAGTCGTATAGCTTTAACTGCCATACGACTTGTATTTTTCATATTTCCATATTGATAAAATCGATATTTTATTGTATAATATAAGTATGTGAAACTGTATTTTCAGTTCACGATAATAAATCAAGGAGGATAATCCATATGATTATCGCAACTAATTATTCTATTTATAAGAATAAAAAAGGGGTTATTTAATCTTCAATCGAGACACACCCAGATGTCCGTCCTGCAATGCCGCTATGAGGTTCAGGGATAGCCGTAAACGCCATGTTAAAGATTCAGATGGGTTTACATATACCTTTCAATTAAGGCGGTTACAGTGCCTTAATTGCGGTCAAATACACATAGAACTTCCAGACTTGATGACACCATATAAAACCTATGATAGCGTAACAATATCAGCCGTCATTCAAAACAAATGTGATTTTTGTGCTGCCGATGATTCAACTATCCGACGATGGCGAAAGAAAAAGTAATACACCCGATTTGCCGTGCAATTTAATAAAATTAGTGGTATACTTTGTGCGGAGGTGGCAATATGAATAAAAAAATCATCTATATCTTTATGATTGTGCTGTTAATTTTATTTGTTGCGTTTTTTATATGGTATCTTATGCGTGATGCTCCTGTTGTTACTCATCCGGATACAACACAAGGCATACTTGATTTTACACCGTATCCAGATGAAGCGATGATAACAATACCGACCACAAACGGGTTAAAAATGCAAGCAAATTCATATGAGCAAGTTGTGGATTTTTATAACCCAGCATCAAACCCTTGTTATATGAAAATTTCATTATATTTATCTGATGGAACAAAAATTTATCAATCTGAAAACCTAATGCCATCTGAACGCATAACAAACATAACGTTGTTAGAGCCACTCCAAAAAGGACTATATAAAAACTGTCGTATCGTTTACGAGTGCTTTGATTTACAAACGAATGCGCCGTTGAACGGTGGGCAAATGACTATTGAAATACAATCTCGATAAAGGAAAGGAATCAACATTATGAAAAGAATATTTTGTGCGTTTGTATCTCTTGTTTTGGCTATTTCATGCTTGAATCTTACTACTTTTGCAAGTGAGTTTGTTCAGCAAGAATCTGGAGAGGGTTCGATGAAGTTGGAATCTCATTTGTATAGCTCTTTTGACATTTCATTCCCGGCTGTCTTGCAAGCCAACAACGGAGATAAAGGCTTTATAACAGTTACTAATGCAAGAATGGAAGAAAATTATGAGATTTGGGTTACTGTTAATAATGCAAGCCAAGGCGAAAACTATGTCGGATTGGTACATACAGACGGTACTACCGGAGCAACTGCAAAATTTAAAAACGACGAAACATCTGAATACGCAAATGCTACCGTACCTCTGGTGACATTCACGTATGATGATTTTTTGGAACAGGATTATTGCGACAAATCATTTACAGTTGAGGTTGAATATCATGAATCTCGCAAGCCCGGCGATTACATAGGGACAATGCAATATAGTTTTGGCTTGACATATGTAGGATAAAACCATAGGGATGTCATATTGGCATCCCTTTAATGTAGTCGGAGGTGAGTAAATGAAGAAAGAAAGGATTATATGCGTATCAATCGCATTGTTTTTAGTATTACTTTTGGCTGGATTTTTAATATTCCGGTCGTGTAATAAAGATGATGAGCCATCATCATCACTACCCGTAGATTCGGGAGCTGTTGAATGGGAAGGCAATCAAGTTTTACCGGATGGAGCAGTAAAACCATCACAAAGTATCTGTATCGCCGGCTTCGACAATCTTGTTTTCATTGCTGACCAGACGAAACAGAAAGTAAATTTTTATAATCCCAGCGTCAACGGTGATAGACTATTTTTGATGACATTATATATTAATGATACTGTTTATTGGGAGTCGGGTTATTGTCCCTCTGGCAGTGGTTATTATGAAATTGATTTATCAAATCCTCTATCGTCCGGTGAATATAATGGGTACTTAAAAATTAGATGCTTTAAATCTGACGGAGTAGAACTAAATGGCGCACGAGTTTCATTTAAATTGTTAGTAACGGAGGACGAGTAAATGAAAAAAATACTGTCGATTGTTATGGTTGTTGTTATGCTTTCTGCTTTATCGGTTAGTGCAAGTGCAGAACAACAGGTAATGGAAGGCACCGGAACATCAATTATAACATACAGAGAACCCAGCACATATTGCATCCTTATACCTGAATATTTGACTTGCAATGAAAATGGTGCATATCAGCTATACGCCGAAAACATCAACATTACAGAAGATGAAAAAATATATGTTTACATCACTAATGCTGATGAAAACAATCGTATTTTGTTCACTCATGAAAATGGTGAATATACACTAACCAAAGAGATTCAGAAAACATGGAGCAGTGATTATACGCCGCCGGCTGCATTGCAAAATAATTGTGTCGGATTATTCGAGGGCGAAGATAAAACATCAAAGATATCTTTTACGCTCTCTCAAGAAAATTACGATTGCATGAAGTCATATGCTGGTACGTATTCAGCGATTGTAGAATTCCAAGTTAGTTTAGGTCATTAAACAAATTCAAGATTGTCGAAAATAAAAAAAGGCGTGACCGAAATCACGCCTTGATTTTTTATTCTCCAACGGAAACAAAAACTTGTATTCTTTTATTGTTATCGTCAATTTGTTCGCCAACTTCCGGGAAACAATAAGTTACTTTTCCTTTTGCAAACTCTGGATTGTAAACTTCGTTAAATTCTGGAATCAAGCCAGCATTTATTAATATTTCTTCGGCGGTTTCTTTATCCATTCCAATTACATCGGGAATGAGTGGCGTGTTTTCAAATTGATAAACGCTAATTGCAAAAGAAATAGCTGTTGTTATAAGTATTATCGCCAAAATAATAAACGCTGTAATTTTTACTTTCTTTTTCAAAGATATATTAGGGTGTGATTCATTTTTAGGTTTACGAATAAGATATGCAATGGAAACCACGAACAAGAATAGGATGAGTCCTATAAGTGCATCTATACTACATCTTATAATGCCCAGAGGTACGTAAATTCTATCATATGCGTTTAAACCCAGGAGTTTTAATGTTGTGGATTCGCTTGTAATATCTTTTATCATCAAAAAGATAGAAACAGCCAAACAAATAATCCCACATATAATACCGAGATTCTTATCTCTTTTGAAAGAAAATAAGTTGTGTTTAAGAACGAACATTATATTCATGAATGCTACTACAAAAACAACACCCAAAAGGAATATATTGCTGACAAGTTCCGTTGCAAAGCCAAACACCGGAATTGTCTTGTAAGTTAGTACAACGCTTATACCAGTGCCAAAAAGAACAGCAAGATAAGTAATGATTAAATTGATAATTATTTGCTTTTTGCCTTTTATTTTTGTTTCCTTTGCTTTAAATGAAGATATATCTGAATTGCAATAAGGACATTTTTCGGCAAACTCGGAATAATTCTTTCCGCATATATCACATTTTTTCATTTTCTTTATTCTCCAACAATTCAATTATCTTTTGGTTCTGTGCTTGTTGAATCTTATCTGGAAGGGCAGCAACATAAATATAGCCAATTATACCAAGCCAGAAGCACATGGCAAAAGCGTGAACTTCTGTCCCGTGTCCTTTTAGTGCGGCTATACTTTCCATTTTTGATGAAATTAAATAATCAATTCCAATTAACAATAACAATCCAATAATGATACCTACAATCATGCTAACCTCCAAAATAAATCGATAACGCATACTATAAGTATATTATAGCATAACTTTTCCTGAATGTCAACCGCATTGTTATCAATTGGAGATAAGCATTAGTTCTTTTTTATTACAAAAAAATAACTAACCAAATACAAGAAGATATAAAAAGAGTCGCACCAAATTAATGATGCGACTCAATTTTTTAAATCAAGATATTTAATTCAATATCCTGCCATTGTAGGATTCTGTGTTTTGTTGACTCTGCGTAAAGGTAAGCCTTTGCATCATCTTTTGTAAAGATTTTCTGGTAAACTCTCACAAAAGAGCTTTGATTTACCCTTGAAATCAGGTCAAAATTACTTCCTACTTTCGTTAATTGCAGCCTGAGCAGCAGCCAGACGAGCGATCGGCACACGGAAGGGAGAGCAGGACACATAGTCCAGACCCAACTCGTGGCAGAACTCGACGGATGTGGGGTCACCACCGTGCTCACCGCAGATACCGATGTGCAGCTTAGCGTTGTTAGCGCGGCCATCCTTCACAGCCATGTTCATGAGCTTACCAACACCGGTCTGGTCGAGCTTAGCGAAGGGATCGTTCTCGAAGATCTTGGTGTCGTAGTAAGCGGTCAGGAACTTACCTGCATCGTCACGGGAGAAGCCGAAGGTCATCTGGGTCAGGTCGTTGGTACCGAAGCAGAAGAAGTCAGCGTTCTGAGCGATCTCGTCAGCGGTCAGGCATGCGCGAGGAATCTCGATCATGGTACCAACCTCGTAGTCCAGCTCAACACCGGCAGCTGCGATCTCTGCGTCAGCAGTAGCAACCACAACGGACTTGACGTACTTCAGCTCCTTGACTTCGCCTACCAGAGGAATCATGATCTCGGGAACCATCTTCCACTCGGGATGCTTCTTCTGAACGTTGATAGCAGCGCGGATGACGGCAGCGGTCTGCATCTTGGCGATCTCGGGATAGGTGACAGCCAGACGGCAACCACGGTGACCCATCATGGGGTTGAACTCGTGGAGAGAGGAGATGATAGCCTTGATATCCTCAACGGTCTTGCCCTGTGCGTTAGCGAGCAGAGCGATGTCTTCCTCAGTGGTGGGAACGAACTCATGGAGAGGAGGATCCAGGAAACGGATGCACACGGGAGTGCCCTCGAGAGCCTCGTACAGCTTCTCGAAGTCGCCCTGCTGGTAAGGCAGGATCTTAGCCAGAGCAACCTCACGCTCCTCGGCGGTGTCAGCGCAGATCATCTCGCGGAAAGCGGCGATTCTGTCA